CTGCAAGTTCAGATGCAGTAATAGTTGCACTTGCTAATTTAGCAGAAGTAACACTACTATTTTCTAACTCATCAGTACCAACACTATTGTCAGTCATCATAGCCTTTTCAATAGAATTGGTATTAATAACCCAGTCAGAAGAACTATTTACATTGATATCTCCTTTGTTACCTAAAGTAAAAGAGACAGAGTTATCTTCTTTAAGAGTACCAAACTCCTGTGCAGCATATAGTAGTTGTTTATTATTAGTATTTAAATCTTGTGCACGAATAGAGCTACCAGCTGAATAAGTAGCTTCTATATCATCTATATCTGTATCTCTAAAGACGCGAACTTTCTGCCCATTTGTAGGGGCAGTCGTCATTACAACTTTAGTTGCCCCTGTCTGATCTATAGTAAATGCACTTGTAGTAACACCTTCCAGCTGTACTTTAATATCAGTCGTAGCAATAAAAGGGAATGTAACCAGAAAATCTGTATTACTACTCCCTGTTTGCGTGTAGGTAACTTCAGTTATGTAAGCCATTTAGTTAGTTAGTTTTTGTAACATTAAGATATCTTGTACATTATTTTCCCGAGTAGCATCTTTTATTTGATCATTAAATAATTTAGCATCTTCTAATTCTTGGTAATCTTCAATCTGAGCTTCTGCATCATTCATTGCATCTCTTAATGCATCATCTAAGAATTCATGTAATTCATCCAAATACTTTCTATCTATATTAGCACCTTGATCAGTAGCATCTTTATATTTCTTTCTAAATTCTTTTGCATCATGATGGTTCATAATCTGCCTAAGATATTTTAGAAATAATTTATCTCTACCCATGATTTCGGTAATTCGAGATCGTTGTGCTGGAGTATATTCTATACCTTCTCCATTTGTACGTAAGCTAGGTCTACCGTCCCATTCTACATCAATTAAAAATTGTTTTTCAGGAGTTAGTTTATCACTCTTTTGACCAGTTGGGAAATAAGCATCCTTTGCTCTTTCCCAGAAACTTAGTTTTTCATTAACTTTAGTCCCATCGATCCAATCATAAACATCAGGTAATTGTTGTTTAGCTATAGGATTTCTGTTTGCTAAAAGTTCTGAAAATTCTTGATTATGTTCTTTTAATTGCGGTGTAAGGAGTCTAGCAAATTCATTTCTCATACCACTTAATGGTGCTAAACCACTACCAAAAGAAGCTCCCCATCTAGATAAAGCATCTGGTCTACCAGCTAATATATCTCCTAAAGGTTCTAAACCTGCAGTAAATGATTTATCTGTTAGATTAGCACTTAGAATATACATAGATCTATTTAACCAAACTTCAGTAGTTGGTGCGTCTAAGGTATCAAAGTTATCTGCAATATCTGTGGTTAAAGCTAACCAATCTGTTATTGCACCTAATCCATCATAACTATACCAATTACCATCTAAACCCTTATAAGTCAGTGGTTTCCATCCTAATTCTCGTCTAGTTTGCTGCCTTGTTTTATCATAGATACCATGCCCTCGGATCCTATCTGTCATAAATAAACCAACAGCTGTTGCTGTAGCAAGGAATCCAATAGCTTTTCTACCTTTTAATTCTGCTCTTATAGTATCATATGCAGCTTGTCTAGAGTTTTTATCACCTATTGGCACACCTCTTGCAGATAATAGATTATCCACTTCAACATCATCCATATGCTCGTATGGAAGTTTAAAAGCATTTAATTCATCAAAAAACAAACCTAATGGGTTATGAGTCCCTGCAAACCTCATTATATTCATGTTCGTTTTAGGGAACATCATAAATGGTTTAACAGCTGGTACATATCTAACTAACTCATTAATTGCTTTAACTGCTGGATTACTTAAGTTCATCGCTATTTCTCTACTAGCATATTCTACTGCTCTATCAGTAATCATACCAGTTTCATCGAACATTTCAGCATATACATTACGTGCCATTGCTCGGACTCTTTTCTCAGAAATCCTACCACCTGAACCCATTATCTTATCATATGCTCTGCCTCTAGCTTCTATATTACCGACAAATGCTCTAGTAAATCCATCAAATGCTGACATAGCATTCGCACTAAATCTTAGGAATGGATGTTCTGCTAAATCATTCAGGTTTTCAACAACATCTACAACATGACTTGCACCAATATTACCTTCATCAATCTGAGCATCAGCAAAAGATCTGAGTATATTCATCTGACCTTCATTCTTTCTAGCTATATCATCTCTCATTATATAACCAACAGAACTTGGATCAATAGAAGCTCTTTTAAAGACTTGACTCATATGTTCCCAAGATCTTTGTAGAGTCTCACCGATACCTATATTGTACATATAATGAGCACGTTTCAGCGTTTTAACATCACCATGGATCAATGCACCTGCAAATGTAGATATTGGAGCTTCGACCATTAATACAGTGTTTGATAAAGCAGCTTTAAGTGGAGTACGTACAGCAGAAAGTACTGAGTTATAGATATTAGCCCATACACCTGCAGTCCAAGCGGATGGCATATCAGCTCTAGCATCAAAGAAAGCTTTAGAGATTGTGCCTGTTGAGTTTCTTACATATTTATTTAATGCAGAAATACTAGAGACTTTACCATCAGTCATTTCATAAGCTAACATTAATGGTCCTAATAATTGAGGACGATTAGCTTTAACTTCTTTTAATGTTTGTATAGTACTTCGAGTTCTATTAGCAACTTCTTCTAAAGCTCTTAAAGTTTCGTTTGATTCACTATTAATAGTTTTAATAACACTACCTGTTTCTAGATCACCTCCAACTTTTTTCAAACGATTTAGTATATCTGCTATACCAATAGCTTTATCTCTAGTAATAGCAGTTTGACCTTGTAGATTCATTAAGAATTCAAGACGTTCTAAGATCTGATCCATACTCCTTTCTACAGCTGGAGTACCTTCCATATTTCTCATACCTGTAGCTAGGTCGGAAACTTGTCCTGCTACAGAAGTACCTGTAAGTCCTTGTGCTCGTACTAAATCTAAATTTATAAAGTCTTGACTATATCTATTTATAGCGTTCATAACACCTCTATAAGCTTCTCTAGATAAAACTCTTTGTCCACTTTGGAGGTCTATTTTAGATAGAGGTCTTAGAAGAGATTTCATGCCTTCTAAATCAGTACCATATAATTCAGCCCCTAATTTTTCAGCTTCTCTTAAAGATGCTTTATGAGTAACTTTACTACCTTTACTACCAACCCAACTTACTTCTGTTTCTTTAAAGACCTTTCCTAAATCATTTAATAGTTTAAATGGAGAGACTTTACCTCTTGATAATTCATATAAGTTTTTAGGACTTAAGATAGATGCAATACGACCATACTTACTATCTATATTTTTAACATTTCTTACTTGAGAAATACCTGCAGAAACTATACCACCTTCATCTGCAGCTCTAACTCCTGACTCAGTATAATCGTACATATCATGTACACCAAGTTGCGGTTTATCTATACGTTCACCAGCATCTATTTTAGCTTGGCCTAATTCTTTTAAAGAATCATCACGTTGTTTTGTAGAATGTAGTATATCATTTTCAATTGGATTATCAGAAAGTTTGATTTTCTTATTCTTTTTATCTAACCATCTTGTAGCCTTTTCATTCTCTGGTACCCATCTAGTAGCAGCTTTAAGAGCGTGTTTGCCTTTTACAAACCTCACTATACCAGGTATTAAATCAGATAAGAAACCAATACCAGCACCTTCATTCCTATTCTTTTGTAAGAATTTTTCTGGACTATCACCATCTAAAGTTACCCAACTATCAGGTAACCAACCCCAAGTTTTAGGCCAGGATTTAACTAACCAACCTGAAGCACTATGTTCCCGTTCTTGTACAGGTGCGACTGAATCAACAAAGAGACCAGTACCTACACCTATACCTGTTCTACTTAACCACTGTACGAATTTATCATTACCTAAATTCCAACCGACTTTACTGTGTGCAGCTGTACCAGCACCTTGTAAAAATTTCGACATATATAATGTTGGTACTATAAGGGAAGATACATCTCTTACAGCTTGTAATCCTTCATGTTCATATGCTGGTAAATGAGGTATGTCACGCTCTTCACCTGGTATAACTTTATTTACTAAACCTATACCGAAATCTACAACACCAGCACCTGCAGCTGCAGGGTAAGCAGCAGGGTTATCCCAACCTGGTTTTTGTTCTGCCCAATACTGCATACCTTCACCAAGAGTTTTACCAGGAGTTTTTAATTTCTCTATAATTTCTTGATCGGTAGCTTTTCTTCTTTCTTGTTTTGGTTGTTGCGTATCTTCCGTAGAAGATGTTTGTTGTGGAGATTCATCTGATTGTTTAGAAAGACCTTGGTCTTCTCCTAAATTTGGATCTGGATCTTCATCATATTTAAAATCCAAATCTACATCAGGAGCAATGCTATTCCTCTCATCATATGGAATGCTCATTAGTTGTTATCTATTGTATTGTAAACTAGAAAAAATTAATGGACTTAAATCTACGTCTTGACCTTTACGGTATTTAGCAAGTATTTGTTGTCTTTCTATTTGAATCTGTTCTTTTGTCCTTTCATCTATTGTATATGGAAAAGGTGATTCTGATATCCCATCTAAGTTTTCAAAGTTCATATAATCAGGTTTTGTTTGTAGAAGTTCTACCCAAGAAGCAATTTCAGCAGGATCTTGGTTATTCGCTTTTGCAGCCTCTTCCACTTGATCACCTAAACCCCCTGGTAATATAGCTTTATTCCAACGTATCTCGCTATCTGTATCAAAAGTCATATCTAATTGACCTTCTACCCAAGCTCTATTGAACATATTAGTATTTTCATATTTCAAAGCTTTGTTAAGTAACTGTCTAGCTTCAGGTGACATTTTCTCAGCTTCTATTACAGAATCTGGTAATCTAAGTTCCTCCTCTTTAAAAGCTTTAAGCATTTTATTTAAAACACCGTAATAAGAATCTCCAGTCTTTTCAGCTATCTCTAGAAGTAAAGGATGAGGAGAATGGTATTTAACTCTTAAAGCACCACCTATATTAGTACCTTCACTATATAGACCACGATTTCCAGCTACAGTAGCTACCTCCTTCCGTATATCCAGTAATGTAGGTCTATCTACAACACCATTACTATCAGGTCCATGATCACCACCTGGTGGCCAATTAGCAACATCTCTTGCGCCTGCATTAAGTAATTCATTTACAGCATCTCGCTTATTTTCTAAATCTTGATATTTATTCAGTACAGTCTTCTGTACACCAACCTTATCAGAATCATATACCTTCATTAAATTTGATAAACTTACACCACGAGATACATGTTTATCAGCCCAATCTGTTAGTTCTTTATAAACTTCATCTCCAATACGTCTATGCATCTCTTCTAAAGTTTCTTTCTCACCTGATTTAAGTACTTTAGGTTGCTCCATTGAACGTCTTAGTTTAACTGTCTTAAGATAATCTTTACCTAATTTTGTTCCGAAATCTATAGCTTTTTGAGATGGGCCAAGTCTTAAAATTCCTGATCTTTGACTATTGGCATTTACTATATTAATAAGCCCCTTTGTTTTTGCTTGATCTTCTTCATATGTTTTATCATAAGTTAATATCATTTTCTTTAGTGATTCATCAGATATTAATTCAGGATTCTTAGTTGCTAGAAGCTCCCTCATGGTGAACTTGTTTTTTTTAACTAAATCCATAATATGAGCTTTCTGTTTCTCTAATGGTATCTCCTTTAATTGTTCTCTAGATGTTTGTATTTCAAGTAGAAGGTCAGGTTTATGTTGTGCATGCTCACTATTATAATACTCAGTTAGAGCTTGTTTTATCGAAAGATCTCCGTTTTTTACTGCTTCAACTTTACTATTCTCAAAGAAACCTGCATTAGTTTTAGATGTTTCATTACTATCTTTCAATGCTTGTTTTCTAGCTTCTCTAGCAACCTTCTTCATTTGTTTGAAGGTGTCCTTTCCTATTAATTTACCTAATGTTGTTTCAGAATCTTCTTTCTCTAACCATTTTCCAGTCCAAGTTTTAGTTGGTAGATTTTCTAGTTCTTTTATCTTATTCTCTGACAGTAATTGTTCACCTGCCCATTGTACTAATAATGTATTAGCATAGGCTTTAGCTTTAGATATAGAACCTCCCATATAAGAAATAGAACCTCTAACCATATTTGTATATGCTTTAGCCATATCTGTACCGGACTCTATATCATGTCTAAATGCTTTTAGACGTGCCTCATTTTCTTGGGAGAAAACCTCTTTGATGTGTTCTGAATTCCAATTTTTATAAGCTTGATTATTTGCTTTCTTAACAATTGGTTCTATATATGTTCCATATAACTCTTGATTAATATCTTTTAATGGTTCAATAATTTCTCTTCTTTGTTTAGCATTTAATGCAGCTTGGAAGGTAGTTCCACTTTCAGAGGCTTTGACTACTGGATCATTTGCTGGATCATATAGTTTTGCTAAATCAATAGCTTGCCCTTTTACATAACCATAAGCATTACCCCATTGCTGTTCTTTAAAAGATTCTCTAACTTCAACGGCCATATATTTATTCTTATTCTTCTCCCAATACTCATCAGCTGCCACTTGCCATGCAAATTGATCTTCTTCTAATTGCTGAACTTGTTCTTTATGATTTTTAATACCATCTGCTTTTCTATGTGCAGCCGCATATAGTTCAGGGTTTTCTTTTGCAAAAGCTTTATCACTTTCAATTCGTGCAAGATCTGGGACATTATTGTAAGCTTCTAAACCATCAGAAACTCTTTTATCTATATTTTTTTGAATCCTTTGTTTTATAAATGGTGTAAGTTTTTCAAGCACTGATCCAGCAAACCGCCAATCAGCTCCAGCTTCTTGTTCCTCTACCTTTTGGTTTTGAGCCATCATAGCCGCTTCTCTACCAAAACCTTCATTCCATTGTGTGAAAGTACCAGCTAGATTTGAAGCTACATCACCGCTCCATACTGGACCACCTGGTCCTCCATATTGTCCTGGTTGATATTCCATAATTAATTACTATTGATTTACGCCTTTGGTGGCGTATTGGTTATAGGTACTAAGACCAGACATAATTCCGCCTAATCCAGCTAAGATTAAACCACGTGCAGGTGATTGATTTTCAAATTGTGGAGGTGGTGGTGCTAGATCTGGTACAGGTGCGAACGCTGTAGCGGACCATATTTTATTTCTAGCTGATAATTGTTGATTCCTTATGCCTTCAACATTAGCTTTATATGATTCTCTGGTTTTAGTTAAGGCGTAGAATCTTCGACCTGATGCTCTATGCATTGCACCTAGATCTAAAGTTTTAAGTCGGTCAATTGAACGACCAGTTCTACCAGATGCAATTAATTTACCACTAGTACTTCCTTGGAGGTATTTGATTAGACTTGATTCACTATCTTGGAAAGCTTTGGAATAAGCATTTCTAATACCTACTTGTGCTTGTGAATAACCACGTTGGGCAGCTAAATCAGCTTCATTGATATCAGTGAAATATTTATTACGTTTAGCTCCCCAAACACTTAATTGTTGATACCATCTCGCTTTACGAACTTTTAACATATGCTCGTAATTTTGCATACGAGCTCTATTTCGGGCTTTAGCTTGGGCAGCTGCACCCATTGCTCCCATTGCCCCTTGTGCAAAGGCCAATCCGCCCATAGCTACTGCTGGTGCGCACATAATTTACAAAATTCTATAAAGATTAAATTATTAGGTCCATAAGAAATTTCTCTTAAGAATTTGAACCCAAGGAATCTAAGTAACTTTAAATGGACTTTGTTGCGTTTATCCACAACATTCCACAGCAACTTTTCTTGACGACTATCTACATAACGTTTTGATTCCCTTGCAAACGTATGAGGATATTTTAAGATAGCAGGTGTACAAAGCATCCAGATTTGCCCATTCTCATGTACTCCTGCAGCTCCTGCTAGTTCCCCGTTAGGTACTCTGAAATAAACAGAATCACCTATTGTAGCGGCTAAAGGTAATACTACCATAGGATCATGCCCATGACCCTCTTCAACCTCCTTACGGTCCTCTGGAAGTAGGTTAGAGGCCACTTCTTTAGCAGCCTCTACCGTTAGTTTATGTACAAATTTAGACACGTTTATAGAAATTGGTGGTATAATCTCCTTCCCATGACATTGAATATAATGTAGCGGGAGTAGGATGTGTCGATTTTAAAGTTATCGTTACGTTTTTATTACGTTCATATAATGGTACGGTTTGTGTGATACCATCATTTATCTGTACTCTGTTAGCACCATAGCTGTCAGATATAGTAGGTTCCCATGTTTCAGTGTAAGTAGGTTTACCAGTTCTATCTATAACAGTTTGAAATAAACCAGTTGGACCCATATTAACCTTCACTCTATGTAAGATTAATGAGGAATTCATATCAGATATAGTTGTTTCCCCTGTTGTTTTACTAACATAAAATGTAGGGAATTTAACTTCCATATCAAACTGATAACCTAATATTATGTTATTAGCTGGTGTAACATCATCACCTGTATTACCATCTTCTATAAATTGTGGATCATATGTTTTCCAGTTGCCTGGTAAACTAACCTTAGTTACACCACTATCTGTAAAGGTAGATACATTAGCACTACGTCCTTGGAAGGTTGTATCAGATGCTGAAGGTACAACATAAACTGCTAACTGTCCTGAGCTATTATTAAACCCAGTAGGTAGATTAAAGGTTGTACGATCATTAGTAGCATCATATGCTGACAAAGAAGATGAAGCTACGGTAGTAGCATTATCTAAATGGATACGGTATGTAATATCATCATCAGTATCTGTAGTAGTACCTTGATCATCTGTAATTATTTTACTATCTGTATCCAGTTTCAATGAAAATTTTTGCATTACATCTTTACCGCTATTTCTAACGATAACATATAGTGCATCATCTAACATTGCATGGTGTTGAATAGTACCTGATAATTCCCAAGTAAACCAAGATTGCATCAAACGTTTCGAACCTGAGTTAAAATACCTAAATCCATAGAGTTTATTTACGTCTTTTTGACTAAAGAATACTATACCATTTTCTCTAGAATTAGAAATTTTAACTAAATCTTTATCAAATAATGTGCTAACAACTTTTGTTTGCTCAATAACAGCTGGTTCACCTTCTCTAACTACACCACTGGCTTCCCAGAAGCGTGTGTATTTACCAGCATTATCTAAGAAACCTACAGTTGTACCTAATGAAACTGGATTAGTTCTATAATTAAAATTGTAATGTGCTATAGAGTTTATCTTAGCAGTAAGTGGACTAAGTATATCACTATCTGTAGTTAACATGAATTGTTGATTCTTGGTGAATAACAACAAACCAGAGTTAATTTCTATACCGTCATAAATAATTGCAGGTAAATTTGAACTACATGATAAGTCTATAACATCTGACGGAGTATGAGTCATAGCTGACTTAGGCCAGAAATTATAAAAATCTCCAGGTTGAGATATGATAACATTCTCATCACTGAGTATTGCTAATCTATTTCTATAGAATAAAAGCTTGTTAATTTTTTTGCCAATAAATGTGGGTTCAGGAGCTGTAGTTGTATCACCAACAAGACAAGTAGCCCAATCAATTTGACTTAGTGTAAACGTAGTTGCATTAGTTCTAACTAGTTGTACAGGTAAGGTGCTTTTATCAAAGTCAATTTTTCTACCAGGTTTAGCACATTCTTCCCAAGTTCCTGGACCGTCTCTATCATCCTTACCATAGAATTGCATGTAGTAATCATCTTCATCAGCTTCACTGTTACGTACCTTAAGTATGTAACCATGCTTACATTGAAGAGGTAGATCAGCTACATCTTGTATAGAATCAGATAATACATTCATCAACTCTCTAGCTGGAGTAGATACATTAAATGTACCATCTGTTCTTGTGATATAAAGTCCATTACCTATCTGTTCTACGGTAAAACCATTACCAGTATTAGCAGTTGCACTACCAGTTATACCCTCTCTAATACTACCTAAAATACTATCAGCTGTTACAACAGTGTCACCATCGAATGCTGTAGGTTGTGGTCTAACTAATGCTAAGTTTGCTTTAACAGTGGATGTACTATCTTCAGCTACAGTAACAGTATAATTACTATTATGTATAGGGGTAGTCATAGTAACAACTTTACTATCACCTGCTGTCCAACCTTCTCCACCATATAATAAATCACATTTTACTTGATATCTACATTTATATATAGGTGTGGCACTATTACCTTCAGTAGTAGGTTGTCCGTTTGTGGTTATACGGAAGTATAAATTCTTTTTAGAACCTGTATCAGTTTCTGAAGCCCCAAAAATTTGTGTCCCTACACTATCACATGTACCGTTGGTTTTCAATGAACTACTACCACCAGCATCTGTTTGGCTATAGGTAACATTCAAACGTGTAGCAGTGGTTAAACTTGTAGTTGCAGTATTGTTATAAATTTCCAACCCATATTGAGTAGAATATTTTATCTGTTTTAATTCTATAAAAGCTTCATATGGTCTAGCTGCAACTGTATTAGCTGCCATTGCAGCTGTCTTAGTACGATTAACTAAGTAAGTAAAATCATTAAGAGTCAGTGTTTGTATATCTTCGTCAGCAGTATGTGTGAGATAATTAGTTAATGCAGTAGCTGTACCAGAATCATAATTTACGGTCATAGCAAAACCATCACTACATCTCCACATATTTATATCGCCTGTTCTACTGACTTGTCCTATATACTGTTCAGTTTCATCTCTCCAATAGTGAAACCATTTACCATTTGTTTGAGAATTTAATGAGGTGGTTGCATTATCACTCAATGAAGCTACTAACTTACCGCCTGGTCTCTTTAGTAACCCTTGAGTTATATCAGGGATTACGTTTTTTGCTTCTCTAACTTGTCCTGGTATTTTCTTCTCATCAGGCTGTTGAGAAATACCACCATTAAAGTTATTAATTGTTTGAGTAATGCTTGCCATTATCTATTCAGTACCACATATGGTTTGTAGGAATTGTATAATGTCTCATGCTCTAATCCAAAGAATGAATGATCTCCCTTCTCGCACTCATATTCTAGACATGCAGCTCTAGCTTTATTCTCATCTTGCTGTAATAAAGCGGTTAGTTGTGGATTTGAGACAAGTTGTGTAGCTGCTCTTACTGCAGCTCTATAGGTTACATATCTTTGGAAGACATTAGGTAGATCAGAGAATGGATATAAGGTAACAAGATCCAGATAGAGAGTTTCAGTAAACTCATCTGTATGCTGTACTAGATCATATAACCTACCATTCCTTACTACTACATCCTTACTCTTATCATACATACCATTAGTAATATCATATCTCAGAGCATTATTAGGTAGGGTGATATGCTTATTAGAATCAGGTTCTGTAGCTATATGAAATTCAGTATTGAAATGCCAGCCTTCATTCTGTACATCCTTGTTAACTTCTGTTAAAAGATTATATATAAAGCCTACTTCTGGGTTTTCATAGTTTAATGTTGTTACTGGAGATTGACCTATGCTACCCAGAATTGAGTTCACAGCGGATAGTTCGGTATCGGTGTCAGTTGTCGAGGTAGCCATAAAGTTTTGTGAATAAAAAAAGGGAGACCGAAGCCTCCCTATATGAATAATATCTTAACCGAATGCAGCTGGCTTTGTTGTAGTACCTGCGAACAGTTCTACAGCAGCAGCTGGGTTTAGATAATCAGCACCCATAGCCAATCTACCTAGTATAACATCACCCTGATAAATCACGGAAACGTCACCTGAAGTAACTTGAACCTGAGGACCAATTGCTTCCACAACACCTGCAGCCTCTTTCTGGAAGATGAGTCCACAAGAGTTAGCGAACTTAGCAGCTTGACCGTAATCATTTACGGTTACGTTGTGTTCGTCTGCCATTGTGACATCAGTGAATGAACCTGTGTTACCTGGGTTCACTGTGTCAAGGTCAGTAGCAGCGGATGCACCTGAAGCTGGTGCATACTTTGTACCATACTTAGTGAAGAATGGTATATTCATTGACTTGAATATTCTGATACCCGCAATTTCTAGGATACCTTCTCCGCTCTGCAAGGCTGTACCTTGGACATCACGGTTAATCAAGTTGTTATTTGATACGTCCTTAATGAGGGCATAGTACTGACGTGGGTTTAGTACGGCAACACGTCCATCATTAGAAACTCCCTTCTCATCTAAAGCAGCAGCGGCATCAAAGAAGGCTGTTACTAGGTGAGTAGCGTTAAGTGCGTCGTCAGCATTTGAACCAGCTCCAACTTGGATCTGTGTTCCACCTGGCTCAACATAGTTAGCCTTGGTTACAGGTGATGCTTTACGAGCAGCTTTAGAGATTGCACGGAATATTTTTCTATCATAATTCTCGGCTAGTGCATAACCGATCTTTCTTGAGATCTCACCACGTAAGTCATAGTGGGCAAGTGTCTCGTCTAGCTCATAGACAAATGCACTGGAGATTAATAGATCGTCAACAGTGATTGTCTTCTCTGCTACTGGAGGTGCAGAGTCTGAGTTACCTAGTATTGAGTTTCCTGGGGTATGATATTCAGCACTTGTGCGACCTGTATAAATGAACTGTAAAGATTTACCGTTCTTTAGGGTACGCTTAGTAACTAGATCCCTTGCAATTGTATTGCGTTGGAATCCTTTGAACATCTCTCCAGAAAACAGCTTCAGGTAAAGGGCTCGTCTGTTAGCGGTTGTTGCTATAACACCATTATCAGCACCTGGCCCTGTCAATAGAGCGGTATTAGAACCACTCGTAGTTTGATGTGCCATTTTCTATGGATAAAGTTTATATGTACGTTCTTCAGCTGAAAATTTTTTGCGCTAATATTTAATTGTCGTGGTCTATCCCACCGTCTAGACGGCTTGAGGGTATCCGGCTTACCGGG